GAAGAAGAATGCAAACTACAAAAAGAAAATAATGAAATATATTGTTATTGTTTTGGTACTCAAATATTAAAAATAGATTGTGGTTGGTGTTTTACCAATTTATTACGAAGAAATCAATTTGTGCTTAATAATTATTATGATAGCGATGGTGGTGTTGACAATTAAATTAAATTATTCTTATTAAATGCATACACTTTTTCTCTCAAAAGTACATAATAATCAAATCTTTCTTTGGATAATTCAGATTCATATACTTTGCAATTGCCTGTAGCAATTTTTTCTGTTTTCTTCTTATCAATGCTCGAATTCGGATTTTGTTGAATAATCGTATTAAATATTTTTACTGTTTTCCAACCTTCTAATACTTTTTCAAAAATAAATATAACTTCTTCGCCCGTAATTGACCGTTTTTCTTTTCTTTTTTTCTCTCTCCGTTCCTTTTTCTTAAGTATATAATCACTCTGAATCATAATATAATTAATAAAATAAATTGTTTTTATATTATAATACTTTGTAAAAAGTATTGCAAAAAATACTTTTAAAAAAAGTATTGCAAAATAAATATATTTTTTTAGTCAATTTTTTATTTTGCAATACTTTTTTTAAAAGTATTTAATTATTAAATACATATACCATAAATATGCGTTCTATAAAAGAGGGGGATGAAGAAAATAATATGAATGATAATTGTAAATATGAAAACAATATAATATCTATTCCGGAAAACAATTTAGACAAAATAGTGCTACAAATTGTTGTTACCATTATTGTTATTTTAACTATTATTTTATTAAAATTTATTATAAATGAAATTATTGTGTATTATAATATATAAAATAAAAATGACTTAAAGATACGAGTGTATGTTACAATATACAATGACACATATACAAGATAACACGGAGCAATTTAATAGATTTAATTTTTCACCACCACATCCATCATATATTGCGGGTTTTATTGATGGCGATGGGAGTATTTTTATAAGAAAAATTGTGGATGGTTATCAATCTGGGTTTTCATTGTCTCAAAGTAGAACCAATATTTTACAAATAATTCGTTATCATTTTGGCGGAAGTATAACTTCATCAACAAATCGTAATAATAAAAAGAATGATATTATGAATTTAAATAATGAATATTATTTCAAATATAATATTAGAAATCAATATAATTTATTAATTCGCAACAACGAATATCAAATAATAGTTGAATATTTACAAAATTCATTTATTATAAAAGAAGAACAATATAAATGTTTATTTGAATTTAATAAAATAGCAAATTTACCAAATAAATTAAAAGAAAAAGAAGAATTATTTTTAAAATGTTCTTCATTAAACAAAACTTGCAATTTATCTGAAACATATTTATCACGATTAAGTATTGAATATATTTCAGGGTTATTTGATGCTGAGGGGTGTTTATTTATTAGCAGTAAGTTGAACAAGTCATATTTAAGTATTTCACAAAAAAATCATCCGGAAATATTGGACGAAATTCAAAAATATATTGGATTTGGTAAGATACAAAAGTATAGATTTGAAATTTATAATAAAAAAGATTGTTTAAAGTTTATAAAATTGATTAAAGAACATTTAATAATTAAATTTAATCAAGCAAAAGCATTTGAAACTTATTTAACAACTGACGATTTATTAATTAAAGAACAAATGTATAAAGTTTGCAATAAAGAAAAACACGAAATAGAAATATTTACAGATTTAAATAAAAATGAAAATAATAAAGAAGCGTTTTTTGAAAAAATTAAAATTAAACTTTTAAAAAAACAAATTTGTAAAGAAATACATAATAAACAAATTTATAGAGAGAAATCTGAAAAAATGAAAGGAAATGGAAATCATAACTATGGAAAAATATTTTCACCAGAAATAAAACAAAAAATGTCTGTCGCAATTAGAAATGCTAAAGGAGGCATTAGTGATGAAAATATTTTAAAAGTCAGACAGTTAATTAATGAAGGTTATAAAAATATTGAAATACAAGAAATAGTATCTTTGCCAAGACATACTATAACAAGAATAAAAAATAATACTCTTATTTGTAGAAATGAAGAAAAAATAAAACATAAATCATTAACACAAATTGAAACTAATTTATTAAAAAGAAAAATTCAATCAGAAGAAATAATTGTTGTTGTTGAAAAGATACTTGACAATTGGAAACCTATGCAGATATTAGATTATTTAATTGATAAAAGATATGCAAATAATATTCCAAATAATCTTACCATTGATATTATTAAAAATATTAAAACAAAAATAATAAATAAAAAACATGTTATTTATGAATCTGAAATAAACCAAGAAAGATATGAATATTATTTAAATTTATTTAATAATATTAAATAATATTGCTTTCCGGTTGGGAAAGCAAAGGTCAAGTTACTAAATATTGTTCTGCCAACTGGCAAAGCAATATTTTAATGCATCAAAAAACACGATTAATTTGAACGATAAGGTAGTCCATAGTATGGACACCCTTTATAAATATATAAATAAGCACAGTATGACTGCTTAATTGGAATATGCTAAGCCTCCCCAGGTATGCATATTCTGACCCAAATATTTCTATTTGAGCTTGGACTATCCCTTAAGTTATCATTAAAAGTTGCTAACTTTTTCAAACCCATTCCATTATAGTCTCTGAACCTTCTTCGTGTGCTTGCTTGACGCATTTAGAAGCTTGGCTGCAGATTGTCCAATCCTTTTCGTTATTACTATGCCCTAGGTCATTACCCCGGGTATTCAATATATTTTCACATAATGAAGTAGTAGAAAAGGCTGTAAGGATGTTCCCGCAATTTAGAAATGTCGCCTTCATAAAGAAGACTAGCTGGTTATATAATATATTCATCCATTGAATATATATCTGCTTTACACTGTTTATCCATACTAGAAAGCAAATATCTAATATGGCAGCCAACTGTTGGGGACAGGAGGTGTGTCGTATCCCACTCATAATTCTTAGCACATTATAATTGGTTGCATAAACACGCACTTTTGCGGTTTTTGTGCCTTCCACCGTAGCATTTGAGAGCACAAGTTGGAGTGTGGCATTATCAATTCTGGAGAAATTGCACGTTCCGGAGGGTTGGTGTTCTTCCGGACGAAGGGCAAACGAGTACACATTAATACCTTCATCAGGGCAACGAGTATGCGCCTGATAAGGTTGCACCCAAGAAAAGTATGTTCCTTCACGCTCAGAGAAACGGTCTTGGCCATTGAGCTGAAGTTTGGCAGTAACCACAGGGTTAAGACCCCAACAATGCATATCCAGAGATGTCTCTGTGAGGACAAATGTTCCGGCATCAGAAACACCCGCATTTGTCATATGGGAAGAGTCAGACCCGGAAGCAAGAAGAGCAGCAATCGCAGGGTCAGTTCCTGCTGGGATTGGGACTTGGTTTCCGCCTAAATTTGCCTCATTGTAAGGGTTAGAAGGTCCGTGCCAATATCCGGTGAATCCGCCCCATTCAGCCGCAGGTTGATAATCCAAAGCGCCAGCATCTTGGAATAAACCGCGGGCGTCAATGAAGGCACGAGAATCGGCCGCAACGGAAGCAGGTCCGCCGAAAGCGTGAACCGCATTAGGAAGAGCATCAATGGCATCGGTGTAGTTGAATGGTTGAGCGCCAAGAACCTTGAATAAAAGCGCATCACAAGTTAAAGACGAGCAGTAATCCACATTTTGGTCAGGTTGAACGACCCAGATAAGTTCTTTGACAGGGTGATTGAAATTGAGCTTGATTTTATTCGAAGACGAACCGACAGATTCATCGCCAGTGAATTGTAGCTGTGTAATTAAATATTCGTGAGGATTTTGTGCCATTCTGCGACGTTCGTCAGTATCTAAAAAGACATAATCAACATAAAGAGATGCGGCTACTAAAGATTGATTGTAAGCAATGGTAGCAGGAACAGGGCGTCCAACTGTATATTGGTTGGTTGCATTAAACCCAGGACCGCTGCTGCAATTCAATGTAGTGACTGCCCACAAACATTCATCAATGGGTCGAATATCTAAATTTATTTTTACTTCGTGATACTGTACTTCACGATTTTACCCCGCCTTTCAGCGTATTTATGTGTAACTAAGGGAGTAGACTATATCTTATGCCTTATCAAGTTGATTAAACTATCATTTAAGACCCAAAACCATTTAGTCGTTGAACCTTTTCCATACCCTTATCATAACGGGGTTAGGAACTTGGCTGCGGATTATCCGTTTCAAATGTTTTATTAAACATTATCATATGTGGGCTTTTTACCATACCTGAGTTTGTTTTTCTCAGCCACTTTAAACTTTCATTTAAAGCTTGGTACCCTAAAAAATTCTTATAATTTTTTATTTTAACATCTTTGGGAACTTCCCGCAATTTGGAATTGTTGCAGCTTTTTAATAAGCTACTAGCACCTGAGGATAATTATTATGGACCTCAAACAGATTTTCCCTAAAACTTTCCATATAAATTTTAGGCTGGGTGCTTTTCTGCCCTACAGTATTTAAGGCGATCAAAGGAAGTGCGAGACCAGGATTGGTGCAAAACCAAAACTGAAGAGGCACATAAAGTGTTGTCTCAGGTAAAGCATTACGAGGAGCACAGACTTGACGAGGAGCTAAAGAATCACAAGGGGATTCCACGTCAGAGAAAGAAGGGTCTGTGATAAATGTAAGCTGGGTAACGTTACCAATCATTTTAAAATATCCGCGCTGTTGTTCTGCGGTCATGGTTAATTGGTTCCAAATATGCATCCAATCACCATATTGACGGTCGATTCTTTGCCCACCAATTTCCACTTCAACTTGTGCGATGAGTTGTTCTCCGGGAAAATCTAACCAACGGGCATATACACCGGTATTTTGTCCAGTAGAGTAATTTCCTAAACCCATAAGCTGGTTGATTTCAGGAAGAGTAACTTGTAAATATGTTCGGTAAGCAAGATCTCCGTTTCTGGAAATCACGCATTGAACACGACGTCCAAAATCTGCCTGACCATTAAAGGTTTGTTCAATTGATTCAATGGCAAAATTGGTATATCTTCTATAAGTAACTTTCCAAAAAGTGATTTGCGGATTGCTTGTTAAATAAACATCTTGTGCGCCATCGGTTGCTCCTTACGGTTTCCCATAAGGCCGGACTATATCTTAAGGCCTTTTAAAAGAAAAAGACCCCATTTCCATTTAGTCTCTGAACGTTCACCCAATAAATTTGGAGGGTGCTTCGCTGCGGATTGCCCAATTCTTAACATTTTTACTATACCCTTGTATGCTACCGACAATTAATCGGGGCCATCATAATGTTTTCCATCCATTATGATTTAGTAGTTAAGACTCTAAGGGGTTTCCCGCAATTTGAAAATGTTGCATCTACTTTTTATAAAAAGTAAATACTAGCCAGTTATATTAATTATATAATCATAAGGGTGTATTATGAATATTTGGTATATAATTATCATATTTTACAGTGTTTACCTGTCATGGTAAGTATGAAACCATAACAGCACCTGACTGTTGTGCCCTATAGCAAAAAAAGGCGACTAACTGCATGAGACCTCCACCCATTTTATATATTTGCTAAAGAAAAGAATTTTTCGGATTTAAATTTAATTAAATTAAATAATATTAATTAAATTTAAACAATATTATTTAAAAAATGTAATTACTTTTAATAATTATATTTTATAATATATTTGTTATCATATTCGTACGATAAATGTATAACAATGTTACATTAAATATAATAAAATATGAATTTAAATATTTTATTATAAATTGCTCTAAAGTGGGTTATATTTTGCTCTACTTTTTTTAAAAGTAGATTAACTAAATATTTTTGCTAAATTTAAATTTGTTTTCATAAATTTCATTAAATAAGAATCTTCTAAAACTTCTTTTTTTCCTTCGTGATTTTTTGTAAAAACATATGATTCGTGCCTTTTTTTAACAGCCCACCCTTTCTCAATTGCATTAAATAATAAAATCATTTTTTGAAATTGTATAATATCTACCTTTAGATTTTCATTTTCTAAAGAATCTAAAGTTGTCTTAATATCCATTAAAATATTTACAGAAAACAATACATACTTTTTAACTCGCATTTAGCAATAACATTTTACTTTTAAAATATCGAGAATAATGCCTTTCTTCTTCTAAATCTAAAGCAGTTAATTTGGTTTTTACTATATTTTCTGCAGCGTCTGAATAATAAACAGTTTCGATTTTATATCCTAGTTTAGGAGGTAAGATTTTCATTTGCTCAATGCAATTATTACACGGTTTACTTGATTGAATTTTATTTTTAGGCGATATTCTAATTACTAATAAATTGATTGATTGAAGTTTTTTTGTATTTTTTAAAGGAATCAATTTAGATAAAGCATCACACTCTGCATGAATGCCTGGATAAATGCCTTTGTCATCACCCATTTTATTTATTCCAAAACTTAAAATGTTTGATTTAGTCCCCTTTCCCTTTTAAAACACACGCTACATGATTATATTTACTGCACACACATTCTAAAATATTGTTTGTACCATTTTCATATAAAGTTATATCTGTGTTTGACGGCAAACAAAATCGCTTAATAAACATGGTATCAAGTAGATTATTCATGTGAGATAATTATAAAAGAATAATATATTTTCAAATCATTTTTTTATTATATAATTATTATATATTTAATAAATACAATAAATAAAATAAATAAAATAATATATTTAAATTATATATAAAGAAAATTATTAATTAAAAAAATAATAATAAACTATTTAAAAGAAATGCCTAATTTCAAACCAAAGTCAAATAAAAAAATAAGGTTTAATAAAAAATCTTCTGTTACCCTTGACACAAAACATAAAGAATTTTTAAATGAATTTGTAAAAGATGATAATATTGTAATCCCTGATTTAAAAATAGAGAGACAACACATTAGAAATAAAATACAAGACGAATACACGAATCTTACTATAGAACAAAGGCTCGACTTGGAAGATAAACTTAATGAACTGACTGAAAAAATTAGAGAAACCAAAACAAAAAAAAAAGCGTATTTTTTAGACAATTCTCAATTCATTTTTGAATATTTTGAAAATAAAAAAAATATTTCCATCGGAAATAATATTCAACAAACAACCAATAAATCAAAATTAGTTGATTCTTTTTTTAAAATTAAACAAGAAAATAATTCAAATACTAATAAATATATTCAAATGGAAAATAATAATATTGTACAAAAATATTTAAGCAATATTGATGACATTTTTTTAGATGTTAATGCATTTGTATGTCAAACAGATATTTGTAAAATATGCAACAAAGGTGAATTAATACCCTTAGAAGATGAAGGCATAATGATTTGCAATATATGTTCTAGAAGTATTGTTTATTTAATTGAAAATGAAAAACCATCCTATAAAGAACCTCCGAAAGAAGTATGCTTTTATGCATATAAAAGAATTAATCATTTTAAAGAAATATTAGCACAGGTTCAAGGAAAAGAAACCACTCAAATCCCAATGGAAGTCATTGAAAATATTAAACTACAAATTAAAAAAGAGAGAATTAATATTGAACAAATTACAAATTTAAAAACAAAAGAAATACTTAAAAAACTTGGATATAATAAATATTATGAGCATATACCATTTATTCAAGCTAAATTAGGAATCAAACCCCCTATTATGTGCGCTGAATTAGAAGAAACCCTTTGCAATCTGTTTGTTGAATTGCAATCGCCTTATTCTAAATTTTGCCCTGACAATAGAGTTAATTTTTTAAATTATTATTACACGGCATACAAATTATGCGAACTTCTTGGAGAAGAAGATTATTTACAATTTTTTCCAAAATTAAAAGACCCAGAAAAAAGAATTGAACAGGATATTATTTGGAAAAAAATTTGTGAAGAATTAGACTGGGAATTTATTCATACAATCTAATTTACTAAAATCCGGCTCTAAAATCCAGCCGGAAATCCTGAAAGGGAAAGCCCAATGCCAAGACCGGTTCCTGAACGCGCACTTGCACCCATTGCTGGTATATAAGTGTCTAATATACTAAATGTTGCTGCTGCAGTCAAAGCAATTAATATTATTTCCTCAATATTTAAGGAACGTTTAGGAATAGCATAAGCAGCTATTGCAACCATTAAACCTTCTACCAAATACTTGATAATTCTTTTTACAAGTTCAGCAATATTAAATAAACTCATTATATTAAATAAAAAGAAAAAAATATATATTTGCAATAAAAATACTTAAAAATAAACAATTACTTTAATTAAATGCCTGGGAATAATAAAAAAAACAATATACATTTTGAAAGAAAACTAGTCAATGGAGTGCCAAATCCTAAATATGTAGATTTACTGATTGAAGATAAACCTTTATCCGGACAAAAATTTGCGTGTTTTTCTTTTTGCTCTCCTGAAAAAATATTAAAACAGAAAGAAATGTTCTTCTTTGAAGAGTTCCTAAAGAAATGGGATTTTAATAAATCTATGGAAAAATTTATTCAGTTTTTAGATTTTATCTCATATAAATATAACCTTGATTTTAAGGATGTTAGTAGTGATTTTACAGATTTTATTAAGGAAGAAAAACAAAATTTAATAAATGCTAATATGTCTGATGAATATAAAACATTTTTAGATAATAATGAAGAAACCCTTCAGCAAAAATTTGATATTGAGCATAAATTTCAAACCAATGTCCGAGGTGTAAAAGTAAGAGGTTGTTATCCAACACTTGAAGAGGCAAAGTTACGATGTAAAATGCTGAGAGAAGTGGACGATTCAAACGACATTTTTGTGGGAGAAGTTGGTATTTGGATGTCATGGGACCCAGAAGCATACAAAACAGGTGAAGTTGAATATATGGAAGAAGAACTTAATCAGTTAATGCACGAAAAACACAAAAATGAAATACACGCTAAAGCCGCATTTGAACAACGTACGAAAGAATCTAAACAAAAGGCAATGGAAGAAAATATGAAAAATGCTGAAAAATCTGGCAATACTTTAACTCAAACCATAGATGCAAATGGCAATTTAATTGGAGTAAATAATATGCAAGATAATGAAAATATTTCTACTGCAGATATTTGCAATGAATTGTTTGAAGGAGAGAACATTGTTGTTGGTAAAACAGATAATGGTCAAAGTCAACTTATTAGTGGGCCTTTTGCAAATAAAAAACGTTAAAATCAGTTTTCTAATAAATTGATAATTATTCTTTATTTATATTTTCCATTATACATGAAAATATAAGTTTTTTAATAAAATGGTTAAAGCAAAATATATTCATAATCACGACCATCTTGATAAATATTCATAATTGCAACTTTTGTCCACGTTGCATCATATTTTTTAATTAATTTGTTTTTCCAAACTGGATCTAATTTTTCAATAACGTGTTTTGCATCGTGAATATTATTTATTTTTTTGTCTGGAATACCACTTATTAAATTTTCAGGAGTTCCAAATTTATTTTTATATACAATATCATATCCAGAAATTTGTTTAAAATATGAATACATATCATTCATAAATCTTAAATCGTGTGACTGATTTGGTATATTTGGAAATATATTAAAAAAATCAGCATTTGGGTCATATTCGTTACCTTGAATAGCATTATACCCTTGATTCTCCCCACAATCTGGTTGACATTCTGGATTACTGCAAATATTATTTTTTAAAATTTGTTTTGTATTTGTTTGCCCATTATTAAAATAATTTCTTCCATAATCAATAATTTTCATTATATATTCAGATTGGAATGACAATATTGTTCCATCCAGTGAATGGTAATTCATTTGTACATAATTTTTACCAATGTATGGTTTATAACAAAATACATTATTATTGTGTAAATCATAATGCGTATATTTATTACCTAAACTAGATAATGCAAACAGTATTTGGTAACATATAAATGGGACGTCATATTTGATATTGTCATAATTATTTTGATTTATATCATACAAAGAAGTAAAACTATTGCTTTCGAAATGCTGAATCAATACAGATAATAATTTACTACCAGTACAAGAATTTTTAAATTTGCCAGCATTTTTAGTTATACCTGAAGAAAAAGATACATTTGTTTTTTTCTCAAACAATTCTTTCCATTTTAATTTTGTTAAAATATAACTGTCATATGTTTCAACAAAACACGGAAACTTTTTAGTATAATTGTTTATAAATTTTTTTCCAACAAAATATTCATAATATAAATTATCAGATTCATTGCTTGCGCTACATTTTAATACTGCATAAGCAGTATATCCTTCTTTGGTAAAAGGCAATGACCAAATAAACCCATTTGCACTTGGACTACCAATTCTTTTTGTCTTTGGTGTATTAATCAATGAAAAATCCGTAAAATTGTTGAAAAATGAATAAATCATTGTATCATAGGCACCTAAAGCAATACAATTGTCTGGATTTTTACATACCGATTGAAGAACTTTTGAAATCCGTTGGTCTGGATTTACCAATAAGTTTTCTAAATTCATTTTATCAAGTTCACCTCCTTTTTTTACACTTTTTTTATTTTTATTTATTTTAATTTTGTTTGTTCGTTTGTTTTTTTTTGTTCTTTTATTTATAATTTTTTTTTTATATGTTTTTTTCATATATATAATATATATACAATATTTAATAATTAAAAAAAATTGAAAACTATTTTTTAAAAATTATTTTACAAACAATTCAAATGAATTTAAAAGATGCAAAATTAGGTAAAATTTCATTTGTATTAAATGACAAATTTAAAGAATTAATTTATAAAGAAATAAACAGTATTTATTTTAACATATCAGAGAGAACAGAATATTCATTGTTTCATCATTTGTTGGATAAGTATTTCATAAATAATAACATTATACCTAAAAATCCATCAAAACCCGATTATCTTGCTTGGTTATTATTATTAACATATCCGCAAAAATATATTCAAAAACTTAAAAGCATTGAGGATTTAAATATTAATTTTAAATCTGAAAATAGTGATTTTCAAATTATAGGGTTAATAGGTAAAGACGACGACGATGAATATGAAGAATATCAAAATTTTAATCATACATGCATTTGTAGTCAATCCATATTAAATATTTATAAATTAAAAAATAAATTGTCGGGCATTTGTTTTCAAGTTGGAAGCGACTGTATTGAAAAACATGGGTTAGTTTGTAAAACAGAAATTGATAAATATAAGAAACAAATGAAGCAAATGAAAGAAAGTAAAAAAGAAAGAGAGAAAGAAATTGCTGAAGGAAAACCATTAGGGTTTTATGAAGAGGAGCGTAAAAACAATGAAAATATTAAAATGACTGAGCAACTTGAAAAAGCATTAAATAAACAAATAAAACATGAAGAAAAATTAAGAAAACGAGAAGAAAAAATGATGGGCATTGAAGATAAACTTGTAAAAAATATATTGATTGCTTATAACTATAAAAAATGTTTGTTATGCTTTAAAGAAGGATTGTATAATAAATATAATAAAATAAATATATGTAATAAATGTGTAAATAATGCAAATCGATATAAAATGAATGCAATTAACAATTCTATTCTGCAAAATATTAGAAAATATTACTTTGATGAATGCGAAAACTGCGAACACAAATTTTTGTATAGATATACAAATGTTTTTAGATATTTATGTAATAATTGTATAAAAATAAAAAAAATAATAAAATGTAATTTATGCACCAATATTTTTATAGATGATAAAAAATCAACTGATAAAATGTGCGACTCGTGTGATAAAAAATCAAAAATATGTTTAACGTGTAAAAATATTTTTATACCAGAAAATTCAAAAATATTAAGATGCAATGTTTGCCAACATAGATTTGAATATAATTTAATTGTAAAAAATTGCCAAGATTGTAAGGAAGAAATTGAAATAACTGAAAAAGAACATTGGAAAACATTTTGCGAAGATTGCTTTAAACATAATTTAAAATCAACGAATTGTTCTGTTTGTGATTTGCCATTTAAAAGACTTGTAACTGAAACTTGGAGAAAAAAATGCCGAGATTGCTATAAAAAAGCATTTTAAAAATAACATAAATTAAAATACTTTACCAAAATATTAATTCAAATACTTATATCTTAAACCGTCGAATAATAAGAATTATTTGCAATAGTTTTATTTTTAACATATCTACTCATTTTCGCAGCACACATTCCTTCTGATTCTGCTGCTTTGGCTATACTATTCCACGTTCCCAATAACATATTTGTATTATTTTCTCTCTTGTAAATTTTTTTACCTGTGGATGAAGCTATATTTTTTGGTATATTTTCATTTATTTTTAATGATATTCCATAATATCCTTCATTGCTACCTTCTTCTGTCCAAACAGTTGATTTAAGAGCATATGGGGAATTATTTAAATATTCTTTTAATTCTTTCAAATCATTATCAGACAATTCTTTTTCAACAGACAGTTTCCATTTTTGATATTCTTTTAATAATGTTGAATTTAATATTTTTCCACAATCTGAAAATTGACATACTTGAAAAATAAATGTTTCAACGGTTGAATTTTCTAAACATTTTTTATATTCAACTGTTTTTATTTTTATTCCAATATATCCATGATTTCCTTGAACTCGTTTTGGTTTAAATCGGGTATCTAAATAATTTTTAAGAGCGTGAAACATTTCTTTTGTCGGTTTCACTTGATTCCATAAACGATAACGTCCTTCAATATTTACAGACAATTCTTCCACATCTGGACGAACTATACAAATTG